CCCATTCTCCGAAATTGTACCACTGTGAAACGAGAACATCGTTCTTAATCACTAACTTCGTTTTACCACGCAGAGTATATGAATTACCATACTCAGGCGGTCTTTCCGCAAGATGATCAGACCAATGTGCTACGGTAGCGCCTTTCGGCCTACCCCATAACCGCGCCAATAACATGGCGTGGTCCTCACTCTCTAGGGTTACCCCTAGCTGTGCAAGGATGGTTATTCGAAATCCTTCGAATCCCCGTCCTGCTTGCCGGACCCGGGTACTTCGCGAGGCTGTTGGACAGGCCTCGTCGAGATTACCTTGGAGTCCGACATCGCCGAGTTCGGCGGAGACCCAGAGCCGTAACGGCTTCGGAATCCGTCGGACAATACTAGCCCAATACTGTAGGAACCGATCGTCACAACCGCAATAATTACTGCGGCGATGACTAAGATTCCTGACAGCATTAGCCAGCTTATAAAGGCTGATGACAGAGGTGAGTCTATCTTTGAGATAGATGGGTTTGCAGTCTCTTCCATTGTAAAAATGACTCCCACAAGATTCACGGAAATAGCCGGACGAGAAACTCTTCGCCCGGTTAACCTTGAATCCTAGGAACTCAGAGAAACTAGTGAAGAGAGCATAAGATTCTTCGGGGATGATTACATCATCACCGAAGACTGATATTTGCCGTGTACTTACGCCTAAGTATTCACAACAGGCGAAAGCAGCAGCATAAAATATCAGGGACTCGAGTTCAAAAGTGAAGCCATTCCCCATACTGGAGAATTTCTGCCACTTAAGAACACGATTCCCAATCTTACCGTAGCGGGACCGACTCGACTCTAGCAAAGCAAGCCACCGACTGTCACGAATGACAGTACGGACGACGTACTTTGCAATAGAATCGCTCGCAGACGAGAAATCAACAGTAGCCAGGCGGTTCGTAAACGAACCGCGCTCAGCTAGCTGCTGATTTAACGTTTGTGAGTTCAGGTCAATCCCCTCCCGACGAAGCCTTTTACGGATCATTTCACCGATCGACTTCTGGACCCATTGATTGAGCCCAGGTTCGATAGCGATGACACGATCTGTTTTAGAGTTCTTCGGCACAGTAATCACACGATTACCTATCTCGTAGACAAGCTCACTATCTAGGATGTTTCGTCCCGTAGTAGAGCAAGTCCAACGAGGGTAAGCCATAGAAAACCATGGCTTAACCAGGCGGTACAGATCCCGCGTGATTCCGCGTTCGTCGCGGAACTTATTGAAAGCCGAGACTTCCGCCCCCCTAAGGAGGGTCGTAGATCCCGGTCCCCAATTAGCTCCATTCACGAACTCCTCAGCTGTAAAGGGCGTAAGGATACTATCAATTTTACGGATCATTGCACCAAGCAATGAAACGTTTGGACCCTTATAGGAAGGATCCAAAGATAGATTCCGGAAGCGCTCATTGGTCATACGGCAGAGATCCTCGAATTTTTCGAATTTCTCAAACGCAGCATGCTTCTTACTCACTGGCAAGTTAAGAAAACTCGCCTTCGAGAGAAACAGCTGCGCCGCGTATGCGTCCCGAAACTCCTCATACCGATGGTAGTGGAGCGGATCGAACTCGAGCTCAGACAGTTGGACATGTTCTCCAGTGGAGAACAAGAGCCAGACTGTTAGAGCCCTAGGACAATCCAGGGACCTGAGGTAGTTAAGAATGAATGTGCTAGTCTCATCACTAGCAAGGCGGGTGGTATGAGCTAATTTAATTAGCTCATGATTACGCATCTCAGATGACATAATCAAAACTCCTTTCGAGCTGTGTTAGCCGTAGACCGATTCGAAGGTGTTAACAGCGTTCTGGATCATGTTGGTATTCAAGAGGTTCTTGACATACGCAGCGAGATCCTTACGTTGTTGCATCGTCGAACGTTCCGGCATCACGTACTCGATGTTCGCGATGAGATCGTACGCTTTCGTCGGCGCCGGCTGAATACCGGAGCTAGTCGAAGGCGACGTGACTTCGAGAACAGGAGTTACCACCTTGACCTGCAGACGATAAACACGCGAAGCCTTGGTAGGCTCGCGGAGGCTCATCGTCAAAACAGGGAAGCCAAGGGCAATACCGGAAGAACGGTCTGCCCATTTGGCCACCCCCGCAGTGATGTTGACGGGGTCGAAGTTGTGGTTTACCGGGGTGCTAGCACCATCCGGCAGTGCGAGGGTCGCGATAGCGGCCATTTTAATCCTTTAAGGATGTACATCGAAGAAACTACTTCACCGCTTGGCGAAGTAGGGCTAGTGCATTTGCTGCATGGCGCCAGGACAGAGGATTTTTAACATCAGGGAGCATAGGGCTAGGGAACGAGCTCATTTTAGAGCGATCGATACTTAGTACTTTCTCCTTGACGGTATAATTCATGCTCTGGTGCCAATCACGACGAGTGCCAAAGCCGGGATCGGCCGAGCCATCGCCGAACCACCTCCAGGTAACTATCGTTTCAGTGACAGTAGTGACGGAGCCATCAGTAAATTGGCATCCGGCAGTAGCGTCTAACGATTGCAAATAATTGCCAATCGGTAGAAACCAGTCAACAACAAACGAGTAAGGTACCAGTTCCCAAGCTAAAGCCAGCGGGTTGGTTAGACCCAATTGGCCAGCGAGAGCTGTAGTCTCAGCCTTGATCTGGAAGTAAGCTACCTGTTTAACGGTAACCTTCTGATCAATAGTAACTTCCTGACCGAAATTGTATTTATCGGCCGGGATGTTAATAAGCTGATAGGAATCTCTCAAGGTAGCAGAGCCTTCGGCCCTGATATCTGCGTAGGTGGGTCTATCAGAAGCAAGTTGCTTCGCTAGCCCATCTACGTCGGAGAGAAGCGGTAACCATCCGTACTGCAGCTGAAGCCAATT